AAGTTGTAGCAACAGCGAGATACGGTGTAGCAGAATTAATTGACACTTACGGTGTTAAATTAACAGCAGACACACTTGCTAACTAATCAATACACTTTAGTGGGGGTATAGCCCCCACTAACATATAGAGGAGATACTGATGAGCAATTATACTACAGATGCCGACATTCTAGAATGGGAGCCATCTATAAAAGAATATGGTATTATTGATTTTTCGACATACCATGCTAAAACAAAAGACGATGTAAATCGTTGGCTTAGAATACACTGGTGGCCGAAAGTAAGAAGAGCATCAATGAATCGTAATGCATCATACTTCAATTCGGCAGAAGCAGAAATGGACGAAACAAAATTGACAGCAAGTCAATTGAAGACAGCATCAGTATTTCATATATTAGCATACTATATTCTACCACAACTTACACAACACGGTGCGGAACCGGACAGATTTAGAATGATGATTGATTTTTATAAAAACAAATGGTTAGAAGAAATACAATTAGTGCTTCAAGACGGAGTGGAATATGATTGGAATGATTCCGGTACGGTAGAAAATACTGAAAAACAACCAGAACACTTCAATCGATTGGTAAGATAACATGTCAGTCAGAGAAAACATAGCAACAAATATAGTACAAGCATTACAAGGCATAACCAATCCCGGTGTGGTGCTGGTATCTAGAAACCCTATAAACACAACAGACCTTGCAATAACACAATTTCCAGCTATTGTAGTAAGAACTACAAGCGAAGAAAGAGATGATGCAACACAAGGCACTAACGGATTACGATTAGCCGAAATAGATTACAATATAATTGGTTTTGTAAGAGCAAATAGTTCTGAAACAACAACCAACAACAATATTGACACACAGCGAAATGCACTGATAGAAGCAATCGAAGAAAAGCTAGAAGAAGATAGAACTAGAAACAATCAAGCACTTAACTCATTTGTAGCAACGGTTTCAGTCGATGATGGTACAATCTTTCCAATTGGTAGGGTAGATATTACATATCGATGCACATATAAATACACACGAGGAACATTATAATTATGGGATTTAGAATAGTATATAAAAACGGTGAGCAAAAAATATGTAGCGGCTCACAAGCAAGAGATTTAGTAGCTAATGAAGGCTGGAGTTGGACGAACTCAGCCCCTAAAGCTGGTAAAAAAACTGCAAAACCTAAAAAAGCCAAAGTTGAGGTTGAAGCAGTTGAATTAAAAGCAGTCGAAGATCTAGGATCTATCACTGATGATGATTCGAAGGTAATAGACTTTGGCAAAATCGACGAGGAGAAATAGACAATGGCAACATTTACAGGTCATGACGGAGTATTAAAGTTCGCAGATACATCAACTGATGGTGCAGGTGCATTATCAATGACGGATATCGGAAATTTAAGAAACTTCACAATTGAGCAATCTCAAGACACTATCGAAACTACGGTAATGGGCACAACATCTTCAACAGGTTCATACAGAACTTACAAGCCAGGTTTATCAACATTTACAATCTCAGGTGATGTATTTTACGATGGACTTGCGGCATCAACGGTTCAACAAAAATTGGACGAAATGGTATCTAGAGGCGGTGATGAAGGTGCGGCGACATTTGAGTGTTATCCAGCTGGTGAAACTACTGGTATAGGTAATACAAAATTAACAGGAGAATGCATTATCACAAGTTTCTCAATCACATCATCAGTAGATGGTATGGTAGAGGCTTCATTTAGTGCTCAAGGTACTGGTGCTTTAACGGTAGTAGAACTTACATAATAGGGGTATAGTATTGTTTAGAGCGAGATTGGAAGGTGCGACAGCCAAAGGATTCGATAAACTTTCTAGAAGTATAGAAAGAATGCTCGATGATGTTAAAAGTCGTACTGAGCAAGTAGCTCGAGCGAATACCCCTATTAAGACCGGACGGGCTCGGAACAATTGGGTTAGCAAAGATACAGGTCAGGGTTTTGAAGTTAAAAACTCTACACCATATATCGGAGAGCTAAACAAGGGATCAAGCAAACAGGCCCCGAAGGGAATAATCAATCCAACGGTCAGGACTATGACCGGCTATATTAAAAGTAGGAGACTTACAAGATGACGGATACTAAAACGGTATTAGAAAATGCAACAGCACATTTTAGAGAAAAACTTGCTGGAAAATTATATCAAATAGAAGTGAAAGAATGGAATACAACATTGTATTACAGAAGCACATCTTCCATGAGAACGGAATCGAAAATCATGGCACTTACACAACAGGGTAAAACAGCCGAAGCACTAGTGGAGTCTGTTATACTTAAGAGTCTAGACAAAGATGGTAATAGAGTGTTCAAAGATACGGACAGAGCTTCATTATTGAATGAAGCGGACCCAAAAGTATTGATTAAAGTGGCTACTATATTAAATAATGCTAGTGATCACTCGATATCGGATATTGAGGGAAACTAAACCGGGACAGCGAATTATATAATTTATTCGCACTCGCAGATTATTTAAAAGTCCCTTTGGACTCTGTGTTTAATATGTCCCTTATCGAAGTTCAAAGTTGGTTTGCTTATTTAAAAGTAAAGCAACAAAAGGAAAAGAAAGATGGCAGATTTAAAACAAACGATCGTCCTAGAAGGTAAAAATAAAACCAAACGAATGTTTGGTGAAGCCCAACGGGACTTACAAAAAATCGGCCTTCAAACAAAGAAACTTGATCGAGGATTCAGCGGTTTATCTAGATCATTGCTTGGTATAGGTGCGGCCTTAGGTACTGCTTTTTCTGTCAAAAGTGTTATCGACATAACAGCAAGATATGAAGACCTTAGAACGACACTATCATCGGTGGCAGGTTCCGCAGAAGAAGGTGCAAAAGCATTTGAATTTGTCTCAGAATTTGCAACCAAAACACAATTTGGTGTTGAAGAATTAGCACAAACTTATATCAAACTATCATCAAACGGTATTGAGCCCAGTGTCGAACTATTAACTAAATTTACAGATGCAGCCGCGGTTACTACTGATCAAATTGGTTCCTTACAATCAATCACAGACTTTTATACTAGATCATTACAATCACAAACGGTTGAACTAACCGACCTAGAAAGATTGTCAGACAGAGGCCTACCGGTTTATGACATTATCAAATCAAAACTAGGTATCGCAAGAGGCGAAATATCTAAGTTTTCAAAAGAAGTTGGCGGCACGGTTAAAATCGTTGAAGCCCTAGGTGAAGGTATATCAGAAAGATTTGGTGGATCTACAGAGGCACGAGTAAATAACCTTTCAACTCGAATGTCCAACTTAAACATTGCAATTACAAATGCGGCAGACACATTAGGACAAGGACTTAATCAAGCACTAGGCGAAACCATAGTCGATATAACCAAATTAATCGAATCTAATGATGAACTTATAAAACAATTTGGTGTCGATCTAGGAGATGCTATTGAATCCGCGGCTGAATTTGCCAAAGAATTAAAGGGTCCGATGCAAGACATTGGTGCAGTAATAGCCACAATGATTGATGGCTTCAAATCACTGCCCGAATTTGTCAAATCAGTTGGTATCATCGGTGCAATATTATTTGGTAAAAAAGGCTTTGCGGCATTAGCCGGTATATCATATGTATTTGGTAAGATTAAAGAAGAAGTAAATGATTTTCAAGAATCAATTAAACAAGCAGAACTACAAATTGAAGGTGATGTACAAGCAAGATTAAATGGTGTAAGAGATGAAATACAAAGAATACAAGGTGAAATATTAAGAATAGAACTTAACCCATTCAAAGATGATAAAGACTCAATATTGGATCCAACAAAAAATCTAGAAGGACTATATGTTCAATTGAATGCAATGCTCGAAGAAAGAGCAAAACTTGAAGCATTATTAAACGAAGAACTAGAAGAAAAATCAAATCTAGAAAAATTGATAAAACAAGATATCGAAGACAGAATCAACAGAGAAAAATCTCTAAAGAATGTAATTGACGAAAGCACTAAAGCAAAAAAAGAAAATAATGAAGAAGATAAAAAAATAAAAGATGAATTTGACCCTGTTGAAGCCGGTAGATTAGCAGAATTGGCTATATTCGGAATGCCCAAAGAGCAATATATGCGAGACTTAGATCAAAGGGTACAAGCAATCCGTGAAGCACTTTATACACAAGAAGAAGAAGTTTATGCATCATATCATGAGCAAGTGAAAACCGTTCGTCATGCTTTAAATATGCAGAGAATATCACATCAGTATGCAAGTGATCTAATTGCAAAAATAGAAAAAAATAAAGAAGATAAGATTACACAAATTAAAAAAGAAGCAGAAGAAGAAAGAAGAAGAATTGCAGAAGAAAACTTTAGAAAAGAAATGGAGATGCGAGGTGTAAGTCAAGCAGACATTGAAAAAAGAATCGAACTAGAAAATGCTTCTCGAGCAGAGCAAGGTAAATTTATCTTAGATAATGCAGTTAAAACATTTGAAGCACTAGGTCAGCAAAACAAAAAAGCATTCGCGGCCTATAAAGCATTTGCAATAGCACAAACCTTGATTGATACATATGCATCAGCACAATCGGCATTCAAATCACTTGTAGGGATACCAATTGTGGGTCCAGCATTAGCCTTTAGTGCGGCGGCGGCAGCCGTAGCGGCAGGTATTGCAAGAGTAAATGCAATAAAATCACAAACATATTCAGGCAGACAGATGGGAGGCCCAGTTGGAGCAGGTCAAACATACTTGGTTGGGGAAGCAGGCCCCGAGCTATTTCAGGCACCTCCGGGAGGCGGCACTATAGTACCAAATTCAGGCTTCGGTGGCGAAGTTAACATCAACTTCAATGTAGAAGCCGTAGATGCACAAAGTTTTACTTCGGCATTAGCAGAACAGAGAGAAACTATCGTAGCTATCGTAAATGAAGCAGTCAATGATGGCGGTAGAAGGAGTATAACAGCATAATGGCTTGGGAGAAAGGATTTAAAATATAATGGCTATCACAACAGATTTCAACACGATGCTAACAACATCACCATCACTTGATGTCGATATACAAGCAATCGAACTAACATCGACACAACCAACCTTAAGATCACAAACATTATCAGGTAGGACACAAGTAAGAAGCTTTGCAGGACAATTCTTTACAGCAAGAATTATAATGCCCCCATTAACACAATCTCAATTGAGAAGAGTATATGCATTCTTAGTACAGCAACAAGGTGGTAAATCATCATTTACAATAGCACCAACAAATCTACAAGAAGTTGGTGGTACTCAAACAAATGAAGAAGATTTAGGTACCGGTGCGACGGCCAGTGTCGGAGCAACAACGGTGACTACAGATGGTTCAAACATATTTAAACCGGGCGATATGTTCAACTTTAACAATCATGAAAAAGCATATATGGTGATCGATCATAATGGTACTACATTGACATTCGAGCCTGGAGTAATTGTCGCACAATCACAATTAAGTGGCCACACTATAAGATCAAAAGATAATTTTAAGATGACGGTAAGATTGGCCAACGATGATTTTACATACAGAATTGGTCCGGACGGATTTGCTAAATTGCAATTTGATATAGTGGAGGCTGTATAATGGCTTACACGGGATCAAGATTCCAATCACCGATCTATGTAGGTGATGGTACAGGCGAAGTTGAAAAAGATGCAGTAAAAGTATGTCATCTAGTCGAAATGCATTTCTATGATGCAACACAACTTCCAGCCTTAAATGAAAACTTATACATAACAGATAACTTTCACGACATATCATACGATAGTGCAACAGCACCCAACAGCGGTACAAATATATACACAGCAGTGGGCGGATTATTAGGATTTGGTAATGCACCGGAATCTACACAAATTAAAATTAACACAATATCACTGACATTATCCGGCATCGATGTTGAAGATATATCAGATGTAGTACATTCAAATATCATCAACAAAAGAGTGGTTATATACAGAACTTTCGGTTTAGCAACAGACAACACAACAGATTTTGCAAACAAGACATATATGTTCTTCGACGGAAATATAAAAAATTTCACCGTTAGTGAAAAAGCAACAGAGTCTAGCATAACATTTAATATAGCATCGCACTGGTCAAACTTCGAAGCAACTAATGGTCGTAAAACAAATAAATCAAGCCAAAGTCTTACTCGTAAATACAATAGTTCAGACACATTCTTTTACGACACTGGATTCGACTTTTCATCGACACAAACAGCTGATATAAGATGGGGGCCGCAATAATATGAGCACAATTATGAAAACACATTTAAGGACAGCAACGGTAGAAGATATACCACATTTAATCGCACTTAAAGGAGAAGAGTATGATAATTATACACATGATTCAAAATATTCTCCGTACATCGCAGAAAGATACATCCATACCATGATGTTGGATCCGGATGCGGTTATAATAGTAATAGTCGCAGATGATAATATACCATTCGGTTATCTAAGTGGTACTTTAGATCATCTAACACTCAGTAACAAGCCAATTGGCATATCACATCATTGGTATGTACATACTCCATTGGGCAGATACAAATACAACACAAATAGATACAACCATGGCCTGCGATTATTGGATGCATTTGAAAAATGGTGCAAAACAAAAGGTGCAGTATCGACCATAGTTGGATTAAGACAAAAAGCCGGTGAAAGAAAAACATATGATAAAGTATTTGGTGCATTGGGCTACAAGCCAGACATGATGTATTATAAGAAAAGGATGCAGTAATGGGATTATTCAGTGGATTTTTTAGATCAGTAAAAAGAGGTGTAAAAAGCCTTATAAGAGGGGTCGGTAAGATTGTAGGAGGAGTAGTCAGTATAATAACCAATGTTGTCGATGGCTTCTTAGGAGCATTTGGCCTTAGTTTCGATCTACCAGAATATGATAATCCATCAACATTTCAAAGTGAAAATCAAGGCATACTTCTAAACCAACAATCATCGGTTAAAGGTCTCCCTGTAGTATATGGTGAAAGAGTTGTAGGAGGTACTAGAGTATATATGGCCACCGGTGGCTCCGGAAACAAATATTTGTATGTAGTATTAGCAGTATGCGAAGGTGAAATCGACGGATTTACAGAATTATACATCAATGATGAAGCACAAGATGTAATGAACGGAAACAACCTCGGTAGAGGAGGTGGAGCCAGTGACTATGGTACAGAACTAGGTAAATTTAATATCGGCACACAGCTAACTCTAGCACAAATAACTCCATCGAATGCCAACAGCACATATTATAAAGATGGCAGAAGTTTGGTCAATATTGCATTCTTCAAAGGCACAGAAGATCAAACAGCATATCCTTTGTTTGAAACAGAAGCACCCGGGTGGAACAATCTTAATAGGTTGAGAGGAGTTGCATATGTGGCCGCTCGTTTCGAATGGTTAACCGCAACTAACCAAACTAATCCATGGAGTAGCATACCAACTATAAAAGTAAAAGTAAGAGGTAAAAAAGTAGCAGAAGTATATGGAAGTAAAGATACTAATCTAGATATAAGCACATACGAAACTGATGTGGCCAGTTCAGTATTTTCAAATAATCCGGCCGATTGTTTATTGGATTATCTTCGTAATCCGAGATATGGTAAAGGCCTAAAAGACAACAGAATAAACTTCGCAAGTTTTAATACTCTAAGACAGGAATTCGGTAATACATATACACTTGCAACTTCACCGAACACGATTATAAGTCAATTATTGACCTGTGATGGAGTTATCAATACAGAAGACACAATGTTCAATAACACCAAAAGACTATTACAATCATGCAGAGGTTTTCTACCGTATGTAAATGGAAAATATACATTAAAATTTGAAACAAAAGCAGTACCTAGCGATCAAATTAAAATAACAGACGATATGATTATCGGAGATATAAACATACAATCCGCAGATAAAAATTCACTATACAATGAAGCACAAATAACATATGCTAATGAAGATAAAAAATATGATAGTGATACAGAAATATATAGAGATACAGCCGCTTTAAATCAAGACGGCGAGCCTTTGATCATAACAACATCACATCCAACACTTACAAACAGACACAGAGTAAGACACTTCGCAAAATGGTTAGTGGATAGATCAAGAAACCAATTAGCAGTAAGTCTTAAAATAACCAACGAAGGTCAAGCAATTGTAGCCGGTGATCTAGTAAGAGTGGAACATCAATACAATAGAACTTTAGGTGGTACAAATAAAACAGATTATCTATTTAAATCACCGACGACATCGGATAATGAAGCATCACTAGTAGCACCGGAAATGTTATTTAGAGTAGTATCAACCAAACTAAATTATGATAACACGGTCGATCTACAACTTATAGAGCACAGAAATGAAATATATGTATTAACACCGGTAAATGCGGCGGAGCCACCTAGGTGTGGTGCGAATTATACATATAACCCGGATACAGATCAATGTATATATACAGGTTCTTCTCCGGTACAATGTGACCCGGGAGAAACATACAATCCAAACACCGGTGAATGTGAAATTGATCAACCAACGACCTGCGATCCCGGCTATCATTGGGATGCAACAGCAAATGGCGGACTAGGAGGTTGTGTCCCCGATGTTCCCGGTGATAGACAAGAGGTAATAATCAGAACTAGTTCGACGGCCAGCGGTGATGGTGGAGGAGGATTTGGATACTTCACATGGGATATCAATGTCACAGGCAGACAGGATTATCAATATTATACAATTGTAGTACAAGCCGCTCGTAATTTTCCAACACAATATGATAGCCGCTTAACATCACAATTTGAATCCGATCTTAACCTCAACCCGGGAACATTTTCTGGCACGGTTGGACAACTAGGTTATTCGGCTTTCGCACAAACACTAAGACCGGGAGACACGATATATTATAGGGTTTATATGACGGCCTCCGCCTTCTTGGCTGGTGGTCCGCCAACTCCTATTCGAATTGATAAAGATGGAGAAGATTTTATTGATAATGCAATTGGCATACCATTATTAGGTGGGACTCCAATCACAGCAACAACAGGTACTGGCACCGGCTCTACACAATCTAATACCGGCGGAGCAGGGCCCGGAGGAACACCATTAAATATCGATGAATTTGAAACAACTACATTTGAGATAGGATTTGATTAATGGCTACACACAACGGATATGTCGATGCAACGGGTTTATGTTTAAAACATACGGGTGATATAACATGGGCAGATAAAACAGCATGGAGTGATTACACCAGCTGGATTGAATACACAGACACAACTATTGAAACCGAAACAGGAGCAAAAGGTACTCCGCTTCGATGGCAGAGTGACATTATGGATTTGGGGATAGCAAGATATGTATATCCTTTGATCGAAGTGGGCTGTAATGGCCAAGCTCGAGTGGTGATCGAATATCATGCATCAAGTTCAGACTTGTCAAGTAAAACTACACTTGGATTATACACCGATGATAACACAGCAACAGGTACAATAGAGACATATTCAGTTTTAGATTATCTAGAAGCCGACTACACAGATTACGACACAACAGCAGGTGTTGGATCCACAACAACCAACTATCTAGGATTTAAAGCAAGATATGTAAGGATAACGGTATTCGTTGAAGCATTCGAAATTGCTGGTACGAGAAAGCAAACATTTATATCAAATATCAGCACTAAATTCTTATCAGACACCATCGAAAGAAACTTTGTGGATGCTGATATGGGTACATTTGCATATAGTAGTGTCCCTTTTGATCATTATTCAACAGACAATTATGGTACAGCACCTGTGGTATCTGTACAGATAACACCGCACTATGATATTACTAACGAGCAAGATCTTGTACCATTGATATACCAAAAAGGTGGTGGTAAAGCTTCATTTAGAATGTTGGATTTAGCGGGCAATGATGCAGTCGGTTGGACTCTAGACATGACGGTGAAATATCTACCAGAAGTGAGAGCATACAGCCAAATTGGTCATTCTGGGATCAAAAGATTGAGATAAAATAAATACATACAACAGGAGAACACAATGACTTGGGGAAATAGTTCAAATATATCAACAGCAAACTTAGATAGTGCTTCGGATTCACCGGCGGCCGCAAGACAAGATCTACTAACAGCAATGGGTGAATTGATCAATGTAATCAATGGCCTAGACACAAACGGCGGTGCAGTAAAACTAGAAACAGACGGTAAAATATTTGCAAAACAAGGTATCAAGTCAGTAACAGACAGCGATGTAAAATTGCTTCCGGCGACATCGATGGTTAAGATCGAAAACTTTATGAACTTAAAACCAGTGGCATATGCAAGTCTTCCATCATCACCGGTAAATGGCGATGTAGCATTCTTAACAACAGACGGTGCAAGTGCTTCAAAAAACAAACCAATCTATCACAATGGTACTGATTGGAAATATTTCAATGATGACAGCACGGTGGCGGCATCCTAGGAGATTAATATGGGAAAATACAAACTTTGTAAGCACTGGTGTATTATATGTGCTATTACTTGGCCGTTCCGCAAATGGTGGGACTGGACGATGAAGGATATCAAAAAATAATGGCTTGGGCAAATCCAAATAACATAAACACAGCCAACTTGGATGCCAACACGGATTCACCTAGTTTAGCAAGAGCTGACATAAAAACAGCATTCGATGAGCTAACAAATGTAGCTAACAATCAAAGCACAACATACACACCTAGTCTTACAGCATCACAAGGCACGGTAACAATAGCATATACAACACAAGAAGGCAGATATGTACAAATGGGTGGTATAGTATTCTTAGATGTACTCATCCATGCAAACATATTGTATTCTGATGCACCGGGTAGCATAGCACGACTTACAATGAACTTGCCCGTAGCACCATCTATCACAAACACAACATACAAAACCGGTAACAACTTCAACATACTATTGGCAGCCGGTGTAGAAACCAGCACATGGCCAACAGGCTTACAATGGGATGAAGACATAAGATTTTGGGGTAAAACAACAGCAACATCAACCGACTTAGAATTTAGATTGATCAGAGATGCTAGTCCTTCTGCCGGAGAAGATGGCAGAGACATTGACATACCAGATGTAAGAGATTTTAATGGTAACATCAACAGCGGTGATGGTACAATGGCACTTAAAGTGCAAGGATGGTATTGGGCATAATATGAAACAGACAGAAAGAATAACAAAAATAGAAACTGATGTAAAACTTATACACAAAGATATAAGCACAATCAAAAACAATCACCTCAAACATATTGAAGATGATGTGAAAAAGATAGACACAAGATTGTGGGCTATACTATTATTATTAGTAGCATCATTATTCATTCCTTTCTTAAAATCATTATGGTAGCCCCATTAAATAAAAAGAAAATGTCTCACGAGGACAGATTAAATTATCTACACAACGAACTAGATCAACTGAAAATTAAAAAACAAAGATATCAACAGGATAGCCTAAGGCCAAAAAAAGATCTAGAATTTTATATCAAATGTAATGACTATTTCCTTGAAAAAATACAGCAAGAAATAAAAGTAATAAAAGCGGTGCTCAATAATTAAAATGTTTTACTAGGAAAGATAAAATGCCATATAAGAATAAGCACCGCTTGCAATATAAAGATATAACATATGTCTGATGTATGTTATGCATAGTTATTTATCAAAAAAAAGTAAAAAAGGTTAGTTATGAAATTACACAGACTTAAAGCCCCCAAAGAAAATCCAGTTTGGATATACAAACAATTAAATTACAGCGATCTTAAAGATCATACGGTTTATCAATTAGTTTGTCTCTCAAAAGCAAAATCGGCCAAAAGAGGCGGATGGCATTTTCTAGAAGAAACTCGTGAAAATCGCGAAAACTCTTCACGGTAAAAAAAAGATAGACTTTACACATCAAATATACTATAATAAGTTATAAAGTTAAAAAAACCCCCCTTAAAATAGGATTATGAGGGGTATTTTAAGGTATTATTATAAATAATAATACAAGGAGAAGATAAAATGCTAATTATAGACCAATATCAAATAGGACAATATCGCAAGCCATTATACGACCATGGTAGCACGATATACATAATACCAGAAAAAGTTATAGAAAAAAGATGGGATGCAAAAACCAAAACCCATCACACAATTCGTACAATAACAGGCCGAAAAGAATGTGGCCAAAAATTACACGAAGCTAGAGAGGTATTAAAAAAGTATCAAGAAATACTTAGAGATACACAAGACGATGAATACATTCGACCAATGAAAAAAAGAAGAGTAAAAGAAGGCTTTGATAATCCAAAATACGATAGATACACAGCCAAAAAAATGATAGAAGATAAAAAGTTCAATCCAACAGGTAATATATGGCGAAAGAGATTTTGGCCAAAAGATACTTGGGCAGACGGTAGCCCGGAGCCATTAATGAACGAGGCCTACTGGGACACAACCCATGCAGTACAAAAAGGTAGTGAATGGATAGATGAACATTTAATGAATGTAAGCAATAGGCCAAACTTTAACGATATATTTGAAGTATTGGATGAAGCATACATAACACTAGGTGCTCAAACAAATCAAATAACATTTGACGACGAAGAAGACTTGTAGTATAATCTATGAGCAAGTACAATAGTAATTAAGGTTAGCAGGCCGAATATAATACTGCTGTGAAAAAACCCGTAGCGATGCGGGACACGAAACATAACAAGACACTCCCACTGGAGTTAAGTATTGTTATCCGAGTAGGTACTATTACTCACGAATACAAACCAATGATCATATCGTATTCCAACGACACCGATGGATGTAAAAAATGAACGGATAAGGTAGAGGCCCTCGATAGTAGGTAGTTTAGGAGTTAAGGCCTTGATACTCACATCAAGATTAACTTTACCTGGAAACAGGTGGAGTTTGACCAAAATATCTACATCAAGCAATACAATCCAAAATAAAAGAAATAAGGCCGTAAGGCCTTACAAGTCGAATGTAATTCGGCTTGGACAAACAGATCAATAAAACATACTAAATCATCAAATAGATTAAATTAAATATATGTGTGAAGGATGATAAATCAAAAGATGACTTTCTAGTCAGAGATGAAGACCAATGGCTACAAGAATGTTGGAGTCTATATAGACATATAGACATACCAGACGATCCCGATCAGTGTTGGACATGGAAAGGACCTAAAAATGGTGGTTATGGCCAATTATGGTTTCGAGGTAAGCGAAGGCCTTCACATCGAGTCAGTTGGGAATTACACAATCAACGACCAATTCCCGAAGGTCATGTGGTGAGACACATGTGTCACAATCCCATATGTCAAAATTATCGCCATCTAGAAATCGGTACTCAAAAAGATAATATGCAAGACATGAAAGAGGCCGGCCGAGAGGGATTTGTAAGAAAGATAACACCAGAACTTATGAAGATCATCCGCAATTCATCGATGAAAGGTGTAGATTTGGCCAAAAAATATAATATATCACAATCAGCCATATCGATGATAAGAAATGGTAAAAGACCAATAAAATAAAGGTTGACAAGTCCGACTATATATGTTATATTAATAACTTACAATATGTCATCCTAGACAGACATAGTGTTTTATCATACCTTTACTACTAGGCGGTAGAGCAGAAATGCTCTACCGTATTCTATATAAATACATACATCGCGACAGAACTATAAGCAAGGAGATTGATTTCTATGGCCAAACTTACAACTAGAACATTGACTGCAACCACGGTGAGCACGGACAATATACCAAAAAATGCCGGCTTAACTCACCAAGAAATGGACAGCAATTTCTTAAATTTAAACAATGATAAATTAGAAAATACAACAGATGCTTTTACGGGCATACTATCAGTACAAGGTAGCGGTCCCTCAGCAGTGGGCACGATCAGACACTGGGATCAAGATGATACTCATTATGTGGATATAAAAGCACCAGATAATATTGGAGCAAACTATACACTAGTCCTACCGGTAGATGATGGTAATGCAAACGAAGTACTGATCACAGATGGAAGTGGTAATCTAAGTTGGTCGGCCACATATGCTGGCGACATAACAGAAGTAACAGCAGGTAATGGTTTATCAGGTGGCGGAGCAAGCGGTTCTGTGTCATTGGCCTTTGACATAACAGACACAAACATCACCAAAGATGAAGATGACATGGTATCGGATTCAGCATCACATCTAGCAACACAACAATCAATTAAAGCATATGTGGATGCGACGGTGGCCGCGACCAACGAAGTTGTAGAAGATACTACACCACAACTTGGTGGTGATTTGGATGTTAA